GTTCTTCTTTCTAATCTCACCAATTAGAAATTCTTCAGCCACATGCGTTTTATGAGATATATTGTGAGCTTATGCCTGCCCAAGGATGAGCCTTGGGTGGATGAGTTGGTAGTAACTGCTGCCAACGACGGACTGGCTACTCTTGAGGAGTGTGTAGATGTGTCACTAGACAATGAAGTGGTTGGTGAGGCCACTGCTTCTGAGAATAGCCAGTCCGAAGAGGGGTTTTGGGGAACCCCAGTAGGTTGTGCCAAGCGCAAGTGTAATAAAGCTTACATGTGTGCCTGGTGCTTCCAAAAATTCAGTTTAATGATGAAGTGCCCCAACACTCCAAGCCCTTCAATTTGCAAAGATATAGTGGTAAGGCAGGAATACCGCAACGGAAGTTTGGACATGTTCGAACTTTTGTTTGCTGGTAGATACATGCCAACCCCCACTAGCTCCGGTAGTACCAACTCCTCCGTTGAGCAAGCATTTGTAAGGAAGACCACACCCGTCGAAGTAGTGTCTCATAGACGGGTGCGAAGAGGTAAGAAGATGTCCTTTGTTCAAACGTTAGCATGTGAAATTAAAGCTAAACTCGGGACACCCAACCGCACATCTGCCAATGTGCTAACCGTCCGTCATCTAGCTTATAGCAGATGTCGGGAAGTAAACCTACGTGCTGTTGACACACGGCACGCCGTTGAACAGGTGATTGAGTTGGTTTTCGCTAATGACCAAGCAGACGTACAAGCTGCAAAGATCCGCAACAGTCGCGCCGTTAAGAAGCAAGCGGCATTGGTGGCATACCAAAGCAAGTCTGCGCTGTTTCGGTGGTTGGTCAGTAGTGAAACTTACGCTAGCTGGGCGTGGTCGACTTCGGTTGGCCACGCTGATGGCTGAGGGCGCTTGGTTGCCACACAAGGGAAATGCCACGTTTCTACGTTGCAGGACCCACGTTTGCGCGTGTGGCGAAACCAGGCGCTTGTGGAGCCTCGGACCTTGTACTCGTTAACTGAGCTTGGTCCGTCGCTCGAGTTGGGGGTCAACAATGCAGACGTAGATACCTTAGCTGCAGCATTGTTGGAGAGAATGTACTATTGTAAGGTAAAGGGGGAATTTGTAGCTCCCCCAGTGGTAGAGAAGGAGTTGTTCAACTCTCGCATGAGTTATTTTGGATGTAGAGTAGTGAAGATGGTTGGGCATGCCGCCCCCGTAACCCTGGACCAAGTGGTCGAGATGTACGAGGGCCGTAAGAAGACCATTTACTTGAATGCCAAAGAGCGATATGAGATGACCGGTTGGAACAAGAAATACCCATGGTTGAAGGCATTTGTTAAAATGGAAAAGGTGAATCCGGACAAGGCACCCAGATGCATTCAACCACGAGACCCAGTCTATAATATCCGAGTGGCGGCATATATTAAGCCGCTTGAGCACCGTATATATAAAGCGATAGATAAGTTGTATGGTGATGGCCCCACGGTGATTAAGGGGTACAACTTGGAAAGAGTGGGACGAATAATGAGAGGAAAGTGGCGTAGCTTCAACAACCCAGTGGCGATTGGGTTGGACGCCACCAAGTTTGATATGCACGTGAGTAAGGAAGCACTAGAATGGGAGCATTCGGTGTATAACCGCATTTTTAGGGATAAGGAGTTAGCGGCTTTACTCAAGCACCAAATCTATCAGAGAGGAGGTGCTAGATGCAAGAATGGTCACCTTAGTTATAAGGTGGTTGGAAGAAGGGCAAGTGGGGATATGAACACTGCCCTTGGTAACTGTCTCATCATGTGCGGCTTGGTACACGCTTATAGTTGTAGTAGAGGCGTACCAGTTAAGTTAATGAATAACGGTGATGATTGCGTTGTAATGATGGAACGCAGTCACCAGTCAACTTTCATGGATGGGTTGGATGAGTGGTTTCTTGAAATGGGGTTTAGGATGACCGTTGAGAAACCAGTCTACCAATTAGCTGAGATAGAGTTTTGCCAGATGCGGGCCATTGAGTATGGGTCCAATCAAATTATTATGGTGCGGAATATACCTGTGGCTCTGCGCAAGGATTCCCTTATCACAGTTGACGTGTCAAAGCCTAAGTTGCTGCAGGCTTGGATGACAGCAGTTGGCAAGGGAGGCTTGAGCATGACTGGAGGCATACCCATAATGCAAAACTTCTACCGTAGGCTAATACAATTGGGTGGTGGTGTGACCAACAATGTATCCAAGGAGCTTAATAGAAATAGCGGTATGCACATGTTAGGACTAGGAATGGACAGAGTGTTTAGTGAGCCCACGGCCGAGGCTAGACTCAATGTATTTATTGCTTGGGGCATTACCCCTGATGAGCAAATTGCACTTGAGGAATACTATGACAAGTATGTTATAGATCAGTCTCCCGTCGTGGGTGTCGATAGTCTTGCTAACCACAATGTCCTATTCCATACGTTATCACGGTAATTATTGCGGCCCCGGGTGGTCCGATGGCAAGCGTCAAAATTCAGTAGTTGGGGTCACACCACCCGTAGACGAATTTGACGCAACTTGCATGTTGCATGACACTGCATATGCCACTAGTCAGTCAGCCAATGAATTGACACAAGCTGACTACAAATTTGCAGCTTCCAACCTGGCCAGCATGAACCCAAAGCGAGTTCTTGCTGGTGCTATAGTTGGGCTGCAGGGCCTACTACGGGGTAACGATAGTAATATCGCAACCAACCAAACCAAAATGACCAATTTACGCGGCACTGCCGCTAAGAAGCCAAAATCAAACAAACAAGCTAGTAGTGCAGGAGCTCGTATTTCTACAGTTCCTGCATCCTATGGATTTTCACTAAAGATGACGCCGCCTAAGGTACGGAGAAATGGGGATACTGCC